AGTAAAGAGGGTAGGGTTAGTCCCTACCCTCTTTTTATCGTCTTTAATTTGGGGTAGTTATCTTGAACTTAGCTAGTATTATCATTAAGAAAATACTGGAAGATTCAGATGTGGAAACATGGAGTGTTTTCCACAGATACTACTTGCCCAAAGAATATCACCGTATTCATGACTTAATTTCTAAGCATGTCTCTAGTTATAATTCTCTGCCTTCTTTCGAGGATCTGAAGCTCTCCACGCGAGAAGCTAGTCTTCGCGAGAAGCTTTTCTCTATTGAACGTGTAGAGGATGTAGAGATTGACTGCACTCAGTTGCTTGACTACTTGAAGAATGAGTATGCTCAAGTAGAGGCAATGTCCAAGATAGAAAAATTTCTAGATACCTCGATTGCTACTAGTAATGCAGAAGAGATTATTGACCAACTGCATCAAATGGTAATGGAACTAGAAGAGCAAGTCGATATCAAGAATCCAGAAGAGGATATGAAGCGTATCTCTCTGTTTGAGCCTATCGAAATACTAGAAAAGAACCATGCTTTGGGTCTGAATGCGGAATACGACAGCGAAAATCTATTTGCTCCTACAGATTATGTACTCTTTGGTGGCAGGCGCGGGGCTGGAAAGTCTCTAACTTGTTCAAACATTGCATCTAGTGCCTATGAAGCAGGAAAGTCAGCTATATATTTCACAATCGAAATGCCTACGCGCCAAATCCTGCATAGGATATGTTCGATCGCTACGGGTGTACCCATTAATGCGATAAGACAGCGTAATATGTCTATTGATGAGTGGCGTCGAGTAGCACAGTGGTGGGCACAAAGGTTTGAGGAGGGTGAGATTGAGTATCAAAACTATCTTAAACATAAGAGTTTTGACCAATTTCACTCTGACCTCATTCGACATTCACTACGAAAGACGCAGATAGACATAGTTTATGATGCTTCTTTGACTCTTGGTAGAATTAGAGCAGAACTGGACAAGAAGTGTAAATCACTAGAGCCTTCAGTAGTCATTGTGGACTACATCAATAAGGTTCGCACTAGTCTAAATAGTAAGAATGGGCAGTTTGAGTGGATGGAACAGATGGCTATTAGTGACAAGTTGAAACTTATGGCTCAAGACTACAATGTATTGCTAGTGTCTCCCTATCAGACTGATTCTAGTGGTGAAGCCCGAATGGCTAAAGGTATTCTTGACCCTGCCGACGTAGCTTTTAGCCTAGATGCACATAAGCAAGAAGATGGTATTATTACCTTTAATTGTGTAAAACGAAGAAATGGTCCTGAGCTTAGTTTTACTTCTAAAGTAAACTGGGCTACTCTTAAAATCGGACCAGAGTCTGGCGAGCTACAATCAGAAGAGAGAACAGGTGAAGAGGCACAGGAAATTTAATACTTGACTTTTCATAGAGAATTTAGTATAATATATGTTCACAGTGGGAGAAGTTATGATTATTCACGGTAGCACTAATTATACTTTCAGTGGTCGTAAGCGCAAGGTAGTTCGTGCTAAAAAAGTAGCACGACCTTTCAAAGAACTTAAAGTAGCTCCTACTAATGACCCTAGAGCATATCACTCAGTTTTGCCAAAAGCTAGTGCAACAGTCAAGAAAGAGTACCCCAAGCTCGAAGGCTATACTGTAGCTATTGCGTACAACAAGGGTGCTTATCAAGTTATTCCTAATTCTGACATCAAGTATATTGGAAAGTGAGCGTAAGAGAACTATTAGATAAGAAGGGTATTTATTACACTACTAGTGGAAGAGATTTCCTAGTGAAGTGTACTAACCCTGACCATGCCGATAGAAACCCTAGCATGAGAGTAGACCAAGTGCTAGGGATCTATCAGTGCATGTCTTGTGGGCATAAAGGTAATATCTTCTTTGACTACGAAGAAGCTCCCAACAAGATGATGGTATTGAGAGAACAGATAAGAAGAAAGATAGAAAAACTTAGGTCAGAATCTATTGGGCTAGAGTTTCCAGAAGGGTATACTCCTTACGTCGGTAATTGGAGAAATATTAGCCCTCAGACCTATAAGAAATTTGAAGCATTTAGGTCAACCCAACGAGAATTTGCAGGCAGAATAGTATTCCCCATACGAGATATTACTGGTAGAATAGTAGTATTTCAAGGTCGAGATGAGCTAGGTAACCTAGACAAGAAATATCTAAACTGGCCAAAGGGTACTGCTCTGCCTATCTATCCATCTGTAGAGCCTATTAACGGAAGCGTAGTTCTAGTAGAAGGTATATTTGATGTAATTAATTTACACGACAAAGGTTTAGATAATGCTATGGCTGTATTTGGTGTAAACACCGTAAAGAAAAATACACTAGTAAATCTTAGACTTCAAGGTGTTAGTGAAATTGTGTGTATGTTCGACCCTGATGATGCAGGCAACACGGGGTCATCCAAAGTAGAAGAAATATGTAAAGAGTTAGATATTCGATTCAGGCGAGTAAATTTACCAGTAGGGTTAGATCCTGGCGACCTTAATAAAGGCCAGGTAGAAAGACTAAAAGGAAAACTGTATGACTAAAGTAGCAATCGTAGAAGCAAAACCGAGTCGAAACAACTATAAAAATCTGTTTCCCGGAGTTACTTTTGACCAATTTAGTTTGACTTCTGATGCTTCCCTCAAGAAAGTACTCAAGAAGGATGTAGACATTACTATGACTCCCAGCGACTATGACTGGGTAATTCTTGTTGGTAGTGAACCCGTAAAATATTACACTAAACTTTCCTCTGTTACGGAATATAGTGGTAAAATTGTAGAAGAAAAGTTTCTTCCAGTTATTAATCCCTCTATGATTAAGTTTAAGCCCGAAGTGGAGAAAACTTGGCTAGAGTCTAGGGATAACATTCTAAAGTACATTAGCGGAGAACTGAAAAAAGCCGTTATTGATACAGAAAAATTTCTAGGAATTGATACAAAAGAACAAGCTCTCTCCTATATTAGGGCAGCTATCGAAGCCCCCTATGACTATGTAGCAGTCGACACCGAGACTACAGCTCTGTATCCTCGAAATGGGTACATTCTAGGTATCTCTCTGTCTTACGAGCCTGACACGGGAGCATATATCACTACAGATTGCGTAGATGAAGAAGTAGAAGTAGAATTTCAAAAACTTTTTAACGCAAAACGAGTAGTGTTTCATAACTCCAAGTTCGACGTTTCAATGCTAGAGTACCATTTCAACTTTAAGTTTCCGCGTTTTGAAGATACTATGCTTCAGCATTATACGCTGGATGAAACGCAAGGTACTCATGGTCTGAAAAGTCTTGCTCTGAAGTATACTAAATATGGAGACTATGAAAAAGAACTGTACGAGTGGACAGACCAATATAGGAAAGAGCATGGTATTTTGAAGGATGACTTCAAGTGGGAGTGGATTCCATTTGACGTCATGAAAAACTATGCTGCTATGGACGCTTGTGTTACGTTCATTCTGCATGATTACTTCTCAAAGTATATTAATAAGAATAGTAAGCTGAAATCAGTGTATGAAGATTTGCTTATTCCAGCTACTCGATTCCTTATTAACGTAGAGAATAACGGAGTACCTTTTTGCGAAGATAGGCTGCTGGAAGTACAGGGGCGATTGAATGAAGAGATTCGAGTTGCTATTGATGGACTAAAAGATAATACACGAATTGCAGCGTTTGAAGCTGCTCAGAAGAAGCCTTTCAATCCTAATAGTGTACTTCAGCTTCGTAAGTTGCTTTTTGACTATATTGGTCTTAACCCTACTGGTATTAAAACTGGAACGGGAGAAGATTCCACTAGTGCAGAAGTACTTGCTCAGCTTGCAGAGCAGGATGAAGTACCAGCTCTAATTTTGAATATTCGTAAAAAGAGTAAGATTAAGAATACTTATATTGATAAGATTCTGCCAAACATTGATAAGGATGGCAGGCTGAGGACTAACTTCAATCTTGCTTTTACTAGCTCAGGGCGATTGTCCTCTAGTGGTAAGTTGAACATGCAGCAGATTCCACGGGATGACCCGTCTGTAAAAGGTTGTATTAAGGCAAAGCCAGGCTACAAGATCGTAGCAATGGA